TGGAAATGGTTAAAACTTGCGGCTAAGAAAGGTTATGATGAAGAACATCAACCTTATTTAGATGCTATGTTGGCTACAGAAGAATCAGTAGAAAAAGAATTGCCAATCGAAGCCGAAGCGGCAGTTGAAGAAATTGAAGCAGAAAAAGTTGCTGAAACTGATCCTAAAGAAGTTCTTAAAAAAGCAATGGCAGATGAACTTGCTGATAAAGTAGAAGATGAATTAGAAGATGAAGAAGACACAGATGAATCTTTAAATCATATGAAAAAGTTAGCAGGTGTTATGTCATCTAATAAAGCATTAAGACCTAAAACTAGTGAACATCAAACAACACCGAGGTCAATACATAAAAGAAACAGTTAATTCGAGAGGAAGTAGTAATGAAAGTATCGAGCGACACATCTGTAGCGATGCCAATGCGGAATTTAATTTCTATAGTCATTGCTGTAGGATTAGGTGTGTGGGCATATTTTGGTATAGTTGAAAGACTAAACAAATCTGAAACACAAATTATTCTAATACAAGAAGATATTAAATCTGAAGTAGAAAGAATCGATGGTGCTGTTGAAAGTTTAGTAAAAGGCGATATAGCCCAAAATAATGAATTTAGAATAAAATGGCCAAGGGGAGATTTAGGTTCTCCACCGGCTGATAGTGAGCAATTCATGTTGATTGAATTTTTGAGCGGACAAGTAGAGTCTATACAAAAACAACTCGAAGGTATGATGAATAATAAAGTAAATATCGAGAGGTTACAAACTGACATGGAAAAAGTCTTACAAGATATAGAAAAATTAAAAGACAAAATTAGAGAAGGTAACGGTCACGTTAGTTCCAACAACTAGGATAAGAAAATGACAGCAACAACACTCGTAACAATTATTACTATGTTTATTGTAAGTAATACATCGAGTCATTTTGTTCCTTATGACAGTTTAATGGAATGTATGAAAGACAAAAGAGAAATAACAAAAGCAAAAGATGGTCGAAAAGCAATTTGTGGACCATCAATGGCAGAACTAGATGCCGACGGTAATATAGTTACTATTCATAATAAAATGCCAGATACTTCTGGTAGTTTAAAATTAGGTGGTACAAACGCTACGTCATTAACAACTAAGAAAAAACAGGAAAAGTCCGGATTAAAAGTATTAACAAAGCCATAGGAAGTATCAATGAAAAAATTATTAATGACTATTGCTACATTATTATTAAGTAGTTTACTAATAGGATGTAGCACACCAGATAAAATACAAGTATACCAACCAGAACAAATTAGCTTATTAAAAACTGTAAAAGAACGAGGATATGTTATCTGCGGAGTTAACGCAGGACTACCTGGGTTTTCTGCTCAAGATGAAGAAGGTAATTGGAGTGGTTTAGATGTTGATATGTGTAGAGCAGTTGCGGCCGCAATATTTGGCGATGCTACTAAAACAGAATATGTTGGTTTAAATGCCGCTCAGAGATTTCCTACATTAGCATCTAGAGAGATTGATTTACTAGCAAGAAATACTACATGGACAATTAGCAGAGATGTTAATTTAATGTTTGAATTTGCTGGTGTTAATTTTTATGATGGTCAAGGCTTTATGGTGCCAGCGTCATTAGAGATTACAAGTGCTACACAATTAAACGGTGCTTTTGTTTGTATTACAAAAGAAACAACGTCAGAACTAAACTTAAATGATTACTTCACAGAGAATGGTATGCAATATAAAGAAATACCAGTTGAAGGTAATAAAGACGCTAAGGCAAAATTATTTGCTGGCGAATGTGATGTATTTACAACAGACGCTTCTGGGTTAGCATCAGCAAGAGCTGGAGCAGATAATCCAAGCGATTGGGTTGTGTTACCAGAAATTATATCTAAAGAACCTTTAGGTCCACTTGTAAGACAAGGTGATCAAGAATGGGAAGATATAGTTAGATGGAGTATGTTTGCTATGATTAGTGCTGAAGAATTAGGAATCACATCTGACAACGTTGACGAAATGTTAACATCTAAATCAAAAGAAGTTTTAAGACTTTTAGGTGAAGATGGGTATATGGGTCCTATGTTAGGACTTGGAATGAAATTTGGATATAATATTATTAAACAAGTAGGAAACTACGGAGAATCTTACGAAAGAAACGTAGGACCAAACACACCTCTTGCTATAGACAGAGGATTAAATAATTTATGGAACAATGGTGGTATATTATATGTTCCACCTTTTAGATAGGAGAACAAAATGAGATATTTAATATTTTTATTTACGCTATTGTTTACATTTAACGTATATGCCGCTTGTACAGGCTGTGGCGAAGAAGGCCACGGAGTATGTATAGAAGATCCAAACCATACTCACGAATCAAGTCAAGACCATGATCATGTTATAGGTATTTTTCATGATCACAAGCATGAAGAAAAACTAGAGCAATCAACAGCACCAGATCCAGAAGTTGTTTTTGCCGTATGTGTATTTGCTGATGGAACATTAGTAGATCACAAAGGTGCTGACAGCATGAGTGATTGTTTAAAAACTAAAAGAGAAGTTGAAAAGAAATGGCGCAACAAACAAGCCTCAACTGATTCTATAGAAATCAATGGCATCACTTATAAAATAGAAGGCGAGAGTTTACAATTTATGTGTGATCTGGTTGATGCTCAAATACATCATTATGCTGATGGTAGTTGGGAAATTATTGAGATACTAGGAAAACATCAAAAAGAAGAATAGGCTCAGTAATAATCAAGGGCATACATTTTCTAAATAATTAATAGTAACGTATTAACATAAAGAATTCACATGGATGCCATATTAACATTATTAGCAGGAACATTTTACGGATTAATCATAGGATTAATACCGGCGGCTGGAGCTACAACAGGACTTGTAGCTTTGTTTGGCTTTATAGGTTATTTTGGATTTGATCCTTATTTAGGCGTAATATTTTGTATGGCTGTAGTAGCCGCCAGTACAACAGGCGACACATACAGCGGAATATTATTAGGGATACCAGGAGCCAATTCAGCCGCGGCTACAATGGTAGATGGTTATCCTTTAGCAAAACAAGGTAAAGCCACATACGCCTTAACTTCAGCAATTACAACATCAACAATAAACGGTTTATTATGGGGTACACTTACTTTTGCTTTATTACCATGGTATGCGAAACTTATAATGTATCTTGGAATACCAGAACTCTGGGCTTTTATAATGTTAAGTTTAGCCTGTGTAGGATTTGTTAGTAATAGATTTTGGTTTAGAAGTTTAATAGCAATCGCTGTAGGAATTTTTATAGGACTTATAGGAGTAGACCCAGCTACTAACGTTGATAGGTTTACATTTGGTTGGGATTATCTAGCAGATAGTATTCAACTTTTACCATTTGTTGCTGGTTTGTTTGCCTTCCCAGAAATTTTAGATGGCTGGCGGAAAGGTAAATCAGTAGCAAAAATAAGAGACCATACACATAGTAAACAAACTTGGGAAGGTATTAAAGCAGTTTGGAAATATAAATGGGATGCCTTACGAGGTGGAGCCATTGGAGCCTTTATAGGATTCCTTCCAGGTATAGGCGGTGCTATGGCAGATTGGATGGCATATGGTTCAACAGTAGCATCAAATCCTAATGAAGAATTTGGTAATGGAAATATTAGAGGAGTTATAGGACCTGAAGGTGCTAATAATTCTCAAAAAGCAACATCAATGATTCCAACAGTATTATTTGGAATTCCTGGGGCAAGTTTTGCCGCGGTGTTAATGGCGTTGTTTATGTATTTGGGTTTTGAATTAGGTGTTCCTGATCTTGCTAGTGATACAAGATTTTTTGACAGTTTAACATTTGGGTTTATGTGGGCAACTGTAATTGTTGGAATAGTATGTATTTTGTTCAACCGTTATATAGCCCTCATCACCTACGTTCCTTATAAATATTATTTCCCAGTACTAATAGTTTTTATAGTTTGGGCCTGTGTTCAATATACAGGTGGTTGGGAAGATTATGCTATACTTGGTATTTGTTCTTTGTTAGGAGTACTAGCAAAGAAATACAAGTTTAGTAGACCTGCTTTGTTAATGGCATTTATTCTAGCTGATAGAGTTGAAGCATTAACAATACAGCTAACTAAACTTTATACAGTAGATAGTTTACTTACTAGACCAATCTTCTTAATATTAGTATTAGCTATAATTATTTTATTTGGATGGGGAGTTACAAGAAGGAGTAAATTAGAGTATGCTTAAAGCAATAATACTAATACCATTTTTATTTTTAGGAATGGCATTATTTTATATACTAATAGGTATACCTATGGGACTAGCTGTAATGCTAGATTGGTTTAATAATAAATTTATTAAAGGAGAAAAAATATCATGAGTTGGTTTAAAAATTGGCCTACTTTAACTGAGCTATTCTTTGGTACAGAAGAAAAGAAAAAGCCAGTAAAAAAAGTGGCGCCTAAAGTTAAAACAGAAAAAAAGCTCACTAAAAAAGAACTTTCTAAATTAACTAAAGTTCAATTAGAAGAATTAGGAAGACAAAAAGCTGGTATCGAGCTTGATAGACGACTAACCAAAGATAAGTTAGTTGCTCAATTACATAAAAAACTATAAAGGAAAATAAAATGAGAAAATTACTTTTAACTATACTATTAACGTTAGGTATATGTACTTCAGCACTCGCTGAATATACATTTGTTGTACCTCAAAAGCCAGGAGCAGGAACTAGTCAATGGGCGGCAATTATTGCTGAACAACTAGAACCTTTTTTAGGTGAAAAAATTGTAATATCACATCAACCTGGTGCTAGAGATATACCTGGTTTTAATACATGGCATAATGAGATGCGAGATGACGACAAAGTTGTTATGGTATCACATGGTGGTAACGGAGTAGCATTTTTACAAGAAGAAGTTGATTACAATTACGGTGAATACACGTCAATTGGATTAATGAATCTTAATATTATTGCTGGGAAGTTAAAAGGTGCTGATATGGATAACCCAAGTTTTGCCGCAGGGTCAGGAATGGTGCCAGAAGCATTTGCTATGACACTATTAATTTGCGGACCAGGTAAAACTGTAGACGAATACATAACTTGTTTTAAAGAACACGTTACTTGGGTAGCTGGTATGAGCGGTGGAGAAAGACGTTTAGCATTTAAACGTGGAGAGTTAACAGGAACAAGAGAAAATCCTGCGGCTTATAAGAAACACGTTGCTGGAAATGAAAATGCTGAAATTTGGTTCCATCACGGAATACTACAACCAGATGGTAGTCGCATAGACGATCCTAACTATCCTGGTTATCAGTTAGAAAACTTATTTGAAGAGCGATGGGGTGTAAAACCAAGTGGTGAATTTTATGATGCTTATAATCTTGTAAAATCTTTTAGAGATGGTTTACAAAAGGCAATGTGGGTTAATAAAGGAAATCCTAATGCCGCAAAACTTCAAAAAGCATTATTAGAAATGTCACAAGATCCAGATGCTATCGCAGTTATTACAGCTAAAGTTGGTAACTATGAATGGCTAATAGGTGATGCTGGTGATAATCAAAGAGATACACTGATGACATTTATTACAGCAGATGCTCTTAAAAATTTAGTTGAGTTTAATACAAAAGCATTGGGTTTAGCAAGTGTAGATAAAACAAAAATTTTATTACATTATGCGAATCAACCTGTAACTACTATAGATGAAAAACCAGAAGAACCCAAAAAAGAAGGTATTATTGGTTGGATTAAATCGTTACTAAAGAAAGATTAAATGATTGAGTTAGCACTAGCTAACGCGATATATGTTTTTTATAGAATGGCGATCTCTGGACCGTTAGTTAAGTTTTCTATAAACTATCTTCCTTACTACTTGGCCGTTTTTCTAATGGCCCAGTTAAGTTTTATATACGATAACATCATATTTTATAATTATTTTTCAGCTAATTCCTTTTTATGGATTGACATCATAGATGCGAATGTGTTATACTGTATAAGAGTATTGTGTGCTTGGTGGGTTATTAAGCAGTTATGGGATTGGATTGGAAACTACTGGGTAGCATTATTCATTGGAGCAGAGTTGACTTTTATAGTTGATTACTTTATAATAGGAAGTGTATATACATGAAGAATTGGGTATTTTTTACAGGAGCACCAGGAAGTCGTTGGAGTGGCGTAAGTCAAGTAATACGAGATACTTGGGAAGATGCTGATAACTCAGATTTATTAGATCCTAAAAAATTATACACACATCACAAATACAGCGGCCATAAAGGAAACTATTA